GCGAGATGTGTCATTTTCCAGGGCTTGGCTTTGATGGCTTCGCCGGGTTCAGTTTGTGGAAGATCGCAAACGACAACTGGGCGATCGGCATCGCCGCTGACAAGCTAATGAAAAGCGGATTCGACAAAGGGTTTCGGTCGTCGATGCTATTGGAAGCTCCGGCCAATATGTTCCGCGACGAAAAGCAGGCCCGCGAATTTCTTGAAGGATTCCGCAAGCAGCATGGCGGACCCGACCAGAACGGCAATATCGGCTTACTTCGCGAAGGCATAAAAGCAAATGTCGTCTCGATGAACAGCCGAGACGCCGAAATAAACGACAGTCGGCAGTTTAGCCGCGAAGACGTCGCCTTGTGGTTTTGCATTGAAACAATTCTTGGCGACGACTCAACATCGTACAACGGCATCGAGCAGCGGACGTTGGCCTATCTTTCAAACTGCTTGGCAAAGTGGCTCAAGACCTGGGAGGAAGAGCTAGACCGCAAGCTGCTAACCGAACGCGAACAAGCGGCCGACGTGCTTTATTTCAAATTCCACGATCGGGCTCTATTGCGTACAGACTACTCGACAACGATCAACAGCCTTTCGACCGGGATTAACGCCCGGATCTACTCGCCAAACGAGGCCCGCGAACTGCTTGACCTTAACCCATACGAAGGCGGCGACGTCTACGCGAACCCGGCGATCACTCCGGGCACTGGCGATCAGATTGACGAAGACGACGACCCGGAAGACGACATGGACGAAAGCGACACGGGCGCGCGAGCGATGCGGGTTGTGATTTCGCGGGTTCAGTCCGTCGAAAAAAATCGAGTCATCAAAGGTTGCAAGTCGAAAAACTTTGTCGATTGGGTCGATGGATTCTACGCCCGGTTTACGTCAACAATTTCGGAAGCGATTCGACCGCTGCTAGACGACAGAAGCGAAATTGCGGCGGAGACAATCGCAACCGAGTACACTGAGGCCAGCAAGTCGGCACTGCTTGATGCGGCTGGAAATGCAAAAGACGAAGCCGAACTCGTCGCCATCGTTGGCGAAACGGTCGCGGGCTGGGATTCTCGCGTTGACCAAATCCTGAACGCTATTTCGGAGCAGAATAGCAAATGAAAGACGGAAAAACGAAAAGAGCGATATTCCAAAGGGGCGAATTTCACGATTGGGAATACGCCATAACCGTGTTTGATGATGACGATTTACACAGGAAATTCATTACACTTCCAGCCATCTACGTCACAAGCACTGTTGCGGTTTATTGGGCCGTAACATATTGCTGGACTGGATTACAAGACGAAAAAGGGCGCTTTGTTTTTACTCACTTTGCTTCTAGGTATTTAAAAACACAAAAAAGAGAAAATCTTCCGAAGCGATACGAAAACGCGGAGCTAGAGGAGGTGGCCAAGTGACAGACGCAAACAAGCCGATGACGGCAACGGACAAGCGGTTTCGATGGTTGAATGACCACGCGGACGGCTGGCAATTCGGCGAAACGGGTATGCTTATCGAGCTTTCGGAGCTACTTGAGCCCGATCTAGCCGTTGAAATCGGAGCCGGAGACGGCCAAAGCCTGCCGCTGACGCTTGGCTTTTTGCTCGAAAAAGGCACTAAAACAGTGCTTTTTGAGGCTGACGAATTGCGTCAAAACGCTCTCAAAATGACCAAAAAAGCAGCAGTTATACATGGTTTTTTCGATGCAAGGCTGCTGGATGGCTTAGAACTATCGCAAAGCTTTGTCGTAGTCGACGTCGATGGCCAAGATTGGCCGATCGCAGAGGAAGTACTTAGGTGCGGCAAGCCTCAAGTTATGATGGTTGAACACTATGACCAATTTGGTCCGCGGTACGGTCGATGCGAGCCAGAAGGATTGCCGCCGCGCTGGTGTCTAGGGTTGCTTGTCGATGGATTTTCAATTCAGGCACCCGCAAAGGAAATTGAAAGACGGATTCGGTATTACGGCTACACGCTAGTTGCAAAAAGCCGCGTTAACTCTTTGTTTGTCCGTAACGATCTATTGCCAACTTTGGAGGGCTGCTGATGTTTAGCTACAACACCTCGACAAAAGAAGTTTTTTTGTACGATTACATTGGCCCGGAATGGTTCGGCATGATTGACGCCGGTGCCGTTCAGGAAGCGTTGAGCGCAATTCCTGGTCGTGCTACCGTCAGGATCAACAGCGGCGGCGGCGGAGTCGATGAGGGCATTGCCATCTATGAAATGCTTCGACGACATCCCGGCGGAGTGGATGTTATCGTCGACTCTTCGGCATACTCGATTGCGTCGGTGATCATGCTTGCCGGCGAGTCTTTGACCATGGCGAGAGGTGCGGCGGCTATGCTTCACTCGCCTTGGATGATGTTTGCAAGCGGCAACGCGAAAGAACTTCGCAAGATCGCAGACCAGTTAGACACTAGCGAAGAGCGACTAGTCTCGATTTACGAGGACGCATTTGCCAAGCGAGACAAGCGAAAGGGCCGCGACGAAATCAAGGCAATCCTAGACGCTCAAACATGGTACACGGCACAACAAGCGCTTGACGTCGGGCTGATCGACGCAATTGACGGCCAAGCGGTTGAGCCGGTCGCGGCCAAGTACCGCAACATCCCGGCAGCGATTGCACGGGCACAAAAAGCGGGCGACCGGACGCCATACCCGTTCGCGCGAGAATCGGCAAAACTGAGGCTGCGAAAAAGCAGTTGACAACCGGTAGCAATTTGCTACCGTATCAGCACACGACGACTCTATCGCATTTCGGCAACTCGTTAGCGGCCGGATTCGATTGGCGGCGATTTGGACAAACACCAAACCGCGGCCGATTAAATCCAGGCCGTTTGGCTTTTGGGACATGATCGGCCGCCAATCAAAAGGCTAATCATGGAATTAAGAGCACGAATCGAAGGGCTACAGGCTAAGCGGAATGAACTCTACGCCGAGGCCGAAGCGATCTTGGCGGTGGCAAAAGAGGCTGACCGCGATTTGACCGCCGACGAATCGGCACGGCTTGTTGCCATCCAGGGCAAAGGCGAAAACGACCTCGGAGAGCTTGGGGCGGTCGATTCGCAGCTTAAGCAATGGCAGCACGTCGCCACCCGAATGGAAATCACGCGGGCACAGGCGTCGGCACCGGCCCCGCGGCTTGGCGACCCACCGGCGACCGTTGTTAACGTCAAGAAGTACCGCGGCAAGGCCAAAAACTTTGAAAGCCAACAAGATGCGGTCGATGCCGGATTGTTCTGCGCGGCGGCGATCTACGGTCACGGCCCGTCGATGGACTACTGCCGCGAAAAAGGCTTGATTGTCAACGCACACAGCGTCGGCGACAATACGAAGGGCGGGTACGTCGTGCCGGAGCCTTTAGAAGCGTCCATCATTCGGTTGGTCGAAGAGCGTGGTGTTTTCCGCCAGTACGCTCGGGTGTATCCAATGGGATCATCGAGCGTGCTCATTCCGCGGCGCGCAGGTGGATTCACTTCGTACTTCGTTGGCGAAAACGACGAGATCACCGCTTCGGACATGAAATTCGACCAAATCAAGCTTGAGGCCAAAAAGCTTGGCGTTCTGACGCAAGTTTCTAGCGAGCTTGACGAAGACGCCATCGTCGCTTTGGCCGATTTGGTGTCAACGGAGTTCGCATTGAGCTTCGCTGAAAAAGAGGATCAGTGCGGATTTAACGGCGACGGGACCAGCACTTACGGCGGAATGGTCGGTCTCAAGTCTGCACTAGCCGCAGGCTCGGTTGCTAAGGCGGCCAGTTCTACCACGTTTGCGGCAATGGTGATTGCCGACTTTGAATCGGCGGTTGCTAAGCTTCCGCAGTTTCCGGGCATCCAGCCAGCGTGGTACGTGTCGAGTGCGGCCTACCATCTTTCAATGGCCCGATTGCAATTTGCCGCGGGTGGCAACATGGTCGACAATATCGCGGGCTCTCCGCAGTTGTCTTTCCTTGGCTACCCGGTTCGGTTTGCTCAAGTGCTTCCCAACTCTTCGGGATCGCTTGCCGACACGATCGTCGCCTATTTCGGTGACTTGTCGATGGCTGCGACCTTCGGCAATCGTCGAGGCGTAACTATTTCGGCCGATAGCTCCGTCTACTGGAAGCAAGATGCCATCGGGCTCAAGGGG